CGCGCGGTGTCACAAGGACGAGACGGGGAGCTTGCCGTGATTGAGCTTCGACGCGGTCTGCCCGAGCTACCGGCGCGCGTGGCGAAGTTGCCGCTTGATCCGCGCGGCTATCCGATCCCGTGGTTCGTCGGAGTGGTCGAGGGCAAGCGCGATTTTCGTGTGGCCGATGGTCGCAAGCGTGTGATCGCCGTGAATCAGAAGCGGTGCTGGGTGTGTGGTGAGCCGCTCGGGAAGAACTTCGCTTTCGTGATCGGGCCGATGTGCGCGGTGAATCGCAACACGAGTGAGCCCCCGAGTCACGTCGACTGCGCGACCTTCGCCGCGCGTGCGTGTCCGTTCCTGTGCTTGCCGAAGTCCGAATACCGCAAGCCCCCCGAGGGTGGCAAGATGCTCGTGGGCTCACTCGATGGCAACCCGGGTGCGTGCGCGGTGTGGATCACCAAGAGCTACAAGCCCTACATCGTGCCCGGGACCAAGGCCGAGTGGCTGATCCGCATCGGCCCCGCGACCGAGGTGCTGTGGTTCGCTGAAGGGAAAATGGCGAGCCGCGCGCAGATCGAGGAGTCGTTCAACCGGCGACTGCCGCTGTTGCGTGAGGTCGCAGAGCGCGAGGGCCCCGAGGCGTGCGCGTATCTCGACCAGCAGGTGGACATCGCGATGAAGCTCTTGCCCGCATGAAACGCTGGCCGATCATTCGACACATCCGCTACCTCGTGCTGCGTGCTCGCGTGTACGAGTGGGCGCGGTGGTGGGGCGACGTCGGGATCGGGCTGGGTGTGCCGAACGAGAGCGATCTCGCGCAACTGGAGCGCATTTGGAACGGGGACGCGTGAAGACGATCGAGATCGAGGCGCTGGCCGAGGCTGCGCCGCTCGTCGCCGTGGTGCAGGCGTGGCGCAACTTCAAGCGGTGGCACGACGTCGAGGCTGCGAGCGTGTGCTGCTGCAAGCACACGAGGAAGCTCTTCGACACGCTCGATGAACTGGAGAAGGAGATTCTCGACCTGTGACTTACCTTGAAGGCATCGAGCGCGAGTGCGTGCGGCTGGGGCTACCTGCGAGCGTGGCACAGAAGCTGTGGGAGTACCTGTTGCCGTTTTGGCTCGATCACTTCACTGGCCGCGTGCCGATCTGCGATGCGCGCATGATCATGGCGGCGCTATGATCGACACCTCGTGGATCGAGCCGCACCTGCGCGCGATGCGACGCTGGGAGTATGGGCTCGTCGCCGCCTTCGGCTGCGATGTGTTCATCGCCGCGTACTGGATCACCGACCCGATCGGCCCGCTGTGGACGCAGACACTCGCCGTGATCATCAACATCGCTGCTGCGGTGTACGTGTGGGATGTGGCGAAGAAGAGCGACCACCGCCGCGTGCAGTTGCTCGATCTGCAGCGACGCGCGAGCGAGTTCAACCGGATTTTCCCGTGACCACGTACGACTGGACGCTCGCCGGGGTAGCACTGGCCGCTCTGCTTGCGCTGGTGTACACGCTATGGCGGCGTTGACCTACCACGAGCGCGTTGCCCGCGCGATGAAGCGCAGCTATTCGGCGGGCTCGATGAACTCCTACGAGACGATCCTCGCGGCGCTGCACGAGAAGTTCCCGAGCGAGGACGCGCTGCGCGTCGAGGTGACGAAGATCGAGGTGCGCCTCAAGGAAATGGGCATGATGCCGCTCGAAATGCACTTCCCCGACGACGCGGTCTTCGATGACGATGAACGTGGACTTGCGTGATGGGCTGTACCAAGTCACGGCGCGCTACCTGTGCGGCGGGTTCGTGGTCGAGGGCGGGCGCGTGACGCACTGCGCGCCGATCCTGCGCCAGCGCCTGTCGCACTGGGTGCGCCTCGCTCGCCGGGTGCCCGATCGCGATGTCCCACGATGGCGCGCTCGAATCGAGGGCTGGAACGATGAGTAAGCCGCGACGCAAGGTGCTGAACGTGCGACTCCCGGTCAGGATCATCCGCGCCGTGCGCCTCATCGCCAAGCGCGCCGGGACCACGCAGACCAACGTCGTCAACGTGCTGCTCGTCGTGGCCTTCATGCACTTGGAAGAACAAAATGCTGCGTCTATCCGCGACTCAATTCGACGCGCTCAAGCGCGGTGAGCGTCCGAAGCGCGAGCCGCGCGGCAGGCGCTGGGAGGACATGCTCGCCGCGCAGCTTGCTGCAGCGGGCATCGGCTTCGAGCGCGAGTTTCACTTCGTGCCGACTCGGCGGTACCGCTTCGACTTCCGCATCGGCGTCGACCTCGCGGTGGAAATCGAGGGCGGGGTCCATGGGCTCAAGCGCCAGTTCCGCTCGGACCTTAGCAAGCACTCCCTCGCGCTCCTGCACGGCTGGCGCGTCTTGCGCGTGTCCCCCGAGCAGGTGAGGACCGGCGAAGCCGTGAAGCTCATCATCCTGTTGCAAGCAGGAGCGTGCAGACGCTGTAGCTGATCGCTTGACACGCCCGCAAAGGGCGAGTAAAAGCCTGCAGGATGCGCGCCGGGGTTCCCGGCATATCGGCATGGCCTGCAAAGCCCTCCCGAACGGCGCTGGGTGATCCCGGGGCGCGCCAGATTCGAGGGGGCCCTCATGTCCATCGTCGCGGTCGTGCTGCAGGTTCTCGCCGTCGTGTGCTTGTTCCTCGCCGCGTTCGCCGTGAAAGTGCCCCACGTTGACGCGGTCGGTTGGCTCGGCCTCGCGTTCTTCGTGCTCGGGGTCGTGCTGCCGATCCTCAAGCTCTAGCCCATGCCCTCCTCGACCACGAAGCAGGCCCGGACCATGGCGGGCGCGGCCCACAATCCCGAGTTCGCGAAGAAGGTCGGCATCCCGCAGTCGGTCGCCCGCGACTTCAACCAAGCCGACAAGGGCTCGCAGTTGCTGCATCAGGCGATGAAGGCGAAGCACCTGCGCTCGCGACAGCCCGCCGAGGAGCGCGCTGAAGGCAAGCTCGATTCACCGGCTGAAGATCGGGCCGAGATGTGAGCGACGAAGTCGTCCGCGAGTTCCCGCTCGGCAAGAAGAAGTTCTCCTCCGAGTACCAGCCCGAGCCCGGTCGCTCGGGGATCGGGCGACGCATGCAGACCGAACTGCGCCGCACCTTTCTCGATGTGTTCGACGACTTGGGCGCGCGTCTGTGGCTCAAGCAGTTCGTGTTGAAGAACGACGAGAACGCGCGCGTGTACGTGAACGGGCTGCTTCGCATGATGCCGCTCGAAATCCAGCAGCAGATGGACGCCACGCTCATCGTCAAGATCGTCTCGCAGGTTGGAGCCGACACCGAGGTCAACCTCGGACGTGAGAAAAGAATTCGCGAGGACGCGGTCACACCGCCAGCGCACCCGATCGCGTTGGAACACGACCGCGTTTCTCGCGATCCCGCATGACAGAAATCGCGATCCCCAACGGCTTCACGCCGCGCAAATATCAGGCGCGCGCGATGCTCGCCTTCGACGCGGGCTTCAAGCGCGGCGTGTACGTGTGGGCGCGGCGCTCGGGGAAAGACGTCACCTTCATGCACCAGATCGCGAAGATGGCGCACAAGCGGATCGGCACGTACTTCCACATGTTGCCGACCTTCACGCAGGCCAAGCGCAACGTGTGGGACGCGATCGACGATCAGGAGCGGCGCATCCTCGACCACGTCTTCCCGCCGATCCTGCGAAAGACGACCAACGAGACGGACCTCAAGCTGCAACTGAAGTGCGGCTCGGTGTACCAACTCATCGGCGCGGACAGCTACAACCTCGTTGTGGGCGCGAACCCGATCGGCTTGGTGATGAGCGAGTACGCGCTGATCGACCCGAGAGCGTGGCAGATTTTCCGCCCGATCCTGCAGCAAAACGGCGGCTGGGCCGCGTTCATCGGCACGCCGCGCGGCTACAACCACTTCCACGAGCAGCTTGAGATTGCCAAGCGCGAGCCCGACTGGGACTGGAGCGTGATCGACGCGATTGACGCCGGGTACATGACACAGGGGGACATCGACCGTGAAATCCGCACCGGGATGCCTGAGGAACTCGCGCGGCAGGAGTACTTGGTTGACTTCAGTGCTGCGAATGTTGGAGCGATACTTGGCTCGCGCATCGAGCACGCCGAGAAGGACGGGCGCATCGCGGATGCGATCGAGCACGACCCGAACGCGGGCGAGGTGATCATCTCCTCGGACATCGGCTACCGCGACGCGGCTGCGTGGTGGTGGTGGCAAGCGGTCCCGGGCGGCTACAACCTGCTCAACTACGACGAGGACACCGGGCTCGAAGCTGCCGACTGGATCGAGCGGCTGCGCTCGCATCCGTTCCCGATCGCGCGTGTGCTGCTCCCGAAGGACGCGAAGGCGAAGACGATGTCGACGCGCCACTCGGTGCTGGAGCAGTTTCTTGAGGCGGGGTTTCAATGCACGATCGTGCCGCAGGTGCGGATCGTCGATCGCATCAATGCCGCGCGCTCGGTGATCGCGCGCTGCAGGTTCGCACGCACGCGCTGCGCGAAGGGCTTGCAGATTCTGCGCGACTGGGCGTTCAAGTACGACGAAGAGCGCAAGACCTTCTCGCGCGAGCCCGATCACAACTACGCGAGCCACGGCGGGGATGCGTTCAGCTACGGCGCGACGATGGTCGCCGAATTCCTCGCAGGCAAGCCCGTGGCTGATCCGCACCGCGACATCGGGCGACCGGCGAGCTACGCGTTCAGTCTCGACCAGCTTTGGCAGGATCGCGAGGCGGCTTCCAATGGCCGTCATTTTTGACAGGGCCGCGCTCGTGACCGTGCTCCTGCTCTCGGCCTGCACCAGCGTCTCCGGGCCCTGCACGCGCGAGGTCACGACCATGACGCGCTGCGAGCCCGGTGGCGCGGTGATCGTGGTGCCACCGACGCAATAGGCCATGGCCGAAGAACTCACCGAGTTCAAATCGAAGTCCGACCTCTACGAGCGCGAGCTTGCGGCGGCGAAGAAGGAACTGCAAAGCTGGCAGGAGACGGGGCAGCGCGTAGTCAAGCGATACCTCGGCGGCAAGACCACGGGCGCGGGCGTCGCCGACGACGGCGGCGTGTTCAACCTGTTCTGGTCGAACATCAACATCCTCAAGGCCGCACTGTACGCGAAGCAGCCGCGCGCTGATGTCTCGCGTCGGCACAAGGACGCGATGGACGATGTCGCGCGCGTTGGCGGGCTCATCATCGAGCGCATCCTCAACCTCGACATGGACTCGCGCGCAAGTGACTTCGACAGCGCGCTTCGCAACGCGATCGAGGACCGGCTCGTCCCGGGCATGGGGCAACTGTGGCTGCGCTACGAGCCCACGTTCGTCAACATGCCCAACCCCGACTACAACCAAGCTCCAGCGCCGCAGCAGGCCGCGCCCGCGCCTGCGATGCCGCAGCAAGCGCCGCAGATGGGCATGCCACCGCAGGCGGCGCAGCAGCCGCCTCAACCGGGCATGCCGCCGCAGCCCGGGATGCCACCGCAAGCGCCGCCGCAGCCGCCGATGACGCCAGCAGCGCCCGTGCCACCTCCAGCGGGCGCGCCGCCGCCACCGGAGCTTGAGGTGATCGGCGACGAACACGTCGCGACCGACTACGTGTACTGGCGCGACTTCCTCTACTCGCCCTGCCGCACATGGCGCGAGTGCCGCTGGGTGGCGCGCGGCGTATGGATGACGCGTTCGCAACTGCGGGAGAAATTTGGCCCGCTCGGCGAGCAGGTGCCCCTGCAGAATCCGCGCGGCGTGAAGAACAGCACGCTGCCCGAGAACGACCCGTGGTCGAAGGCGCAGGTGTGGGAAATCTGGAGCAAGGAGGACCGCTACGTCTGCTGGAAGGTGATCGGCTTCGACCGGCTGCTAGGCGAGCAGTCCGATCCGCTCGGGCTCACCGACTTCTTCCCGTGCCCGAAGCCGCTCGTGTCGAACGTGAGCACCACCGCCTTCATCCCGAAGGCCGACTACCAGATGCTGCGTGACCAGTACGTCGA